TGGAGGTTGTCCGCGTCCAGCCGCCTGCCGTGCGGTTCACAGCCACGCGGGCGTAGCCGGTGTAGCTGATCTCGTTGGTGCTCTGGTTGCCCGCCTCTCCAGGGTCTGCGCTGTGCAGCGAGATGTAAAACGAACCCGCCGTGGCCGAGTTCTGCAGGCCAGCAGCGTCCCCGATGTTCGCCCAATCAACGTTCAGGAACAGGAGGTCGAGAAGTGCCGCTTCGGCGGCGTTGGTCATGGACATAAGCTACTCCTACACATTACTCAGTTCTTGGAACGGCGAATATGTCAGCGTCAACCTGTTCGCCCACGCAGACGCATAGGTCGTGTAAGCAGGGTTAGTAGACACATTGGCCCACAGCATCACACCCGTTGAGGTGCTGAACTTCTGTATGAGCCATGTGTTTACGTTGCTCACCTTGCCCAGGTACAAGGGGTCACCATCAACAAAATTGTTGAGGTAGTAGGCCTGTACTGGGTAGGATTGAGATACCCCGCTGACCGACACGGCTTACCCCAGTTTTGCTTTCAGCGCTTCAAGAGCCTTTTCTGCCTTCAACTGACGGTCTTCCATCGCCTTGGCTTCGCTTCCCATCTTGCTCAGCACGGCATTATGCTCAGCCTGGGCGCCCGCCAGTTTTGAAGCGAATTCCGCCTCAACACCTTTCAGTTTTTCAGTGGATTGCATGATCAGCGTGTTCAATGCATCCAGACGCGCCTGCTTTGACTGCATCTCCGAAGCAGCCTCTTCTTTGGCCTTCTTCTTCTCAGCATCAATACTGACCAACGTCTGAACCTTCTGCGCCTGAACGCTTTTTAGTTCTTCATTAGCGGCCGCAATCCGCTTGTCTGCCTCTTCGTAAGCAGCATCAACCTCTAGCTTGGCCTTGTCCAGCGCCCTTTTCTGCTCGGCAATCGCCCGAGCCAGATCGTCTTGCTTGGCAGAAGCATCAATCACCGCAGGAATGGTCTCAAGTACCGGCCCCCACAGATCCTGAAACTTGCGCAACGCTCCAATATCGACTGCCATGATTTACCCCTAAATACCGGCTTGAATCACCGTCATGGTCGCCGTGCCACTTGTCCAAGCAGTCACATTGAGCCTGACAGCAGTTACAGGGAATGCATAGTTCCCATCCAACGATGCTGTTTTAGCAGACAAACTGGTGTTTGGATACCAAACAGCCGTGGCAGGATCAAAACCTGTAGCCCACACATTGTCAAATGTGTGCTGCACGGTATATGTCAGAGTCGCCCCGCCAGTTACAGCTACTGCCACGCCAACGCTAAATGGATCAACGTTTACATCCAAAGGGATTGGGCTAGACACTGTCTGCGACGCTACTGACACTCTTACAGGACGCATAAACGCCTCCTAATGAATCAAAACTAAAGCGAGGGCCGAAGCCCTCACTTGGTTCAGCAGGTAACGGCCCCGCCGCGCTTCTTTGGAGTGACTGTTACAGACTTTTCAGTCTTTGTCACTGACCCAGGCGCACTAGCCGCCTTCGCTGGCGAGAAGATTTCCTTCAGCTTACGAGGAATTGACGAGAACATGCTACCAACGCCTTGCGCCGCGGCCTTGTTCTCTTCAGCCTGACTCTTCTCCCAGGCCTTGTAGTCCCGTTCGTTTCGTGCAGTCTGAATCGTATCCTCAACACCCTTGGGAGGAACATCAGCCTTGCCGCCCCCTTTCATCATCACCGCCCCACCCTTTTTGAAGGTGCCTGACAGTTGATTGATGCTTACAGGCTTCGAAGGCTTCTTCGCTCCTTGAGGCATCGCCACGGGACGGCCTGAGTCAACAAGCCCCCCCGTGGCGTAGGCTTTTTTTGCTGCGCCACCTTTCTTGTAGCCGCCACCATTTGCCTTGATGACGCCACCAGTAGCGCAGGCCATACCGCCATCTTTGTAACCACCGCCATTGCCCATCTTCACATCGCCAGTCTTGGCCGGTGAATGATCAGGCTTTGCAGTGTCCATCTTGGTGGTTTTGCCGACCTTGGACTTGATGATGCCGCCAGACTTGTAGCCGCCTTGCCCATCCACCACGCCACCCGTCTTCAAGCCCTTGTGGGCCTTGGACGCAGGCATGCCGGCGTGAGCCTTCAGGCTAGTAGCCTCGCCACCATCTTTCATCATGCGACCAGCCATGCCCACAGGAGCCGCGGGAGCAGCGCCAGCAGGCATAGCCTTCATCGCACGGCGTCGAGCAGCCATAGAAGGCTTCCCAGGCGCTGCAGCAGGCATCATCCCACCGCGAGCCGGAGCACGCATAGCAGGACCAGCAGCAGGCGTAGCGGCAAGCGCCCCACCCATCTGCATCTTCTTCTCCACCGCGCCACCACTCTTGAGCTTCAGTTCGACTGAGGGCTCAGTGGTGGTCATCTTCACCATCGGCTTGAATTGACCCATGATTAACGCTCCTTCGCAACGAAGATGTAGTCAATCGTCATGGTCTTGGCAACAGCCTCGCCATTCTGGATCGCAAACGAAACCGTCAGGTCTTCGTCATCGGGCAGGTTCGTGGTCACTGAAGAACCCGCCACTACGCCGTTAACCGAATACTCAATCGCTGACGCACCATCATAGGCAAACCCGAGGGTAATGAAGGTGTCGTTGGCCAGAGTCGTCACGCTGCTCGTCGTAGCGGTTCCGTTCTTTTCAACCAGCAGGTTGACCGTAGTCGACCCGTCAGCCTTAATGAAGAACACGCCATCCGACACATCCAAGGGAGTTGCATCAGTGATCTGAAGACCCATCACAACATCCGACTGGGTGGCATCGCTGACCTTGAAGCGAGCTTCAAAGAACAGCCGCTTGCCAGCGGCGAACAAGAAAGACTCGCCTACCTTTTGCATCGCAACCAGATCATCATCGGCCGCGGTGTTGGTTAGAAGAAGAAGACCACCATCACCGTTCGTCTTAGCTTGGGTGGCACCGGCTTGAGTCTCCGTTACCGTCCAATTTCCTGCGTTGTAATAGTCAAAATCCTCGAAGTACGTATGAAACTTGGTCGCCGCGGGTTGACCCATGTCAGCAAGGGGGGAATCCTCACCAACATTGGTAACGCCATTCGGGAACCGAGTAATGATGAAATTACTCATCTCGATCTCCTGTAGAGCGGGGGCCGAAGCCCCCTCTGAGATTTAGACTCCCGGCGTGCCGTACATGGCGCGAGGATCGGTGAAGCCGACGTCGTAACGCTCGGTGGCCTTGTAGCGCATCGAGTCAGTTTCGAAGTCACCTTCCATCGTCTTCTCCAGCTTGCGGCGCATCAGGAGCTTCATGCCTTCCGGAGCGTCGGTCTGAACCCACCACGCCGTAGACGAAGTCAAACGGCTGATGACCGCGGCACCTTCGTCCAGCAAACCAATCGACTTGATCGGGTTGATGTCGTTGTTGGCGGTGCCAGTCCGCAGAACAGACTTCAGCAACACTTCGGCCTGGAAAACGTTGCCAGGAGCCACCACCAGTTGGCGGGGCACCAGACGAATCCGCTTGCCGTTGTTGTCCACAGCCTGACGCACCTGGATGAGCATCTGCTCAAGCGAGGTCTGCGACAGATTGGCCGCAGTGGACAGCAGGTTGCTGAAGGTGCCGTTGACGATCGGGTGCGAAGTGCTGTTCAGTTGCACGCCATCACCGCCCGGGTAGGACGAGTTGAAGGCGCGGTTCAGAACGTTCGCAGACAACGTCTCCTTGGTCTCAATCAGAGATTGAGCAAGGTGGCGGGCATACACCTGACCGATCCGGATGTGGTCGCCGTCTTCCACGAGCACCTTGGTCAGCGCAAACGCCAGACCGTACACGTTGTAGACGTAGCGCTTCAGGAAGAGCACGCCACCCTGCTGGTACGACACAGGCGTGCCGTCCGGCAGTTGAGGAGCCGCGCCAAACCCGTAGAGCACCGGCTCTTCGTGGTAGTTGCGAGGAATGCCGTCCTGTTCACGGAAGACGCGAGACCATTCGTCGGTCCGTTGGTCGTAGACTCCATCGAAACACTCGTTGAGGATAGGCTCAACGATTGAACGAAAGTCTGTACTGCGCATCGGGGCTGCCATGGCTTAGCCCTCCTTAAATAGCGATCGGCGTGTAGTCGGTTCCCGACACGCGCACGACGTTGTACTGATGTTCCGCGATCTGAACACGCACGGTGACGAACGAGTCGCCCCAGGCATTGTCCGGATACGGGGCGATGTCAACGATGCGCAGTTGCGCTTCGCCGTTTGCACCGACCAACGAAGACGAGATCGTGGCTTGCGACAGACCCGTCGTCGTAGACCCTGCGGTATGGTTGCTCAGGTTCGCTTGGTCACCAATTGACGTTTGCGCCAGAGTTCCATCCGATTGGATCTCGTACACGATTTCCCGGTCGCTGTAGAAGTAAGCGACAACCGAACCAACGAGGAAAGATTCGCTCGCAGGCCAATAGTTGCTCACTCGACGGCGCCCCGTAGAGTCAGTCCACTCAACACCCGCGAAGGCGCCGAGCAAAGGGCCGGTTGCAGCAGCAATCTCAATGTAGCCAGCGGTGTTCATCTTGACCGCTTGACCCTTGAGAATGGTGGTTGCATAACCAGCAGAAACGTTTCCAGAAGTGGAAACGGCTTGAATGCCGTTCGCCAACGCTTGAGCGCGATCCAGACCGGAGGGATGGAACGCAGGACGCAGGCCGAACGGTGCAGCAGTAGAAGGCATGTGGACTCCTTACCCGTGGAATACGGGAGCTTCAACAGTTCGATCAAATTCACCGAAGCCTTCGCCCTCAACACGCCCCAAGCTCTTGCCGTTGGAATCTCGTGCTCCCTGCAGATTCTCAACTTGGACGCGGATCTTTTCCGCCTCGTCGTTGGGCATCTCATGGTGCATCTGCAGCATGATGTCCTGATAAATATCCATAGGGATCTTGTACAGGCGCATCTCGTTGCAAGCGAGGAATCCGACGTCTTCGCCAGCCTTGATACGGTAGTTGTCAAAACCAGGGAACTCATCCGCTCGCACGGGAACGTACCCAAGTCGCATCCGCTTATCAATGCTGTCGTAGCTGTTGGTGGTCGATAACCAGCAAAGGTGCCATCCGGGCATTTCCGGAAGTTTCGGTAGCGCACTTTGTGTCCACTCATCGCTCCACATCTTGCGACGTTCCTGCGTTGACATGAACTTTTCTTCTGGGGCACGGCGGGTAGCGTCCTCGCTAGCACGAGTTTCGCGGCCACCTGCGGTCAGAGATTTCTTGAGACGAGAATCCATTTGGTTAACTCCGGTTGTTGCGGGCTGCTTCAGCGTAGCGCTTGATCATCTTGGCTCGTTTGACTTTGTCGTCCCAGAAGCCTGCGTCCTTCATGGCTCGAACCTGTTCAGGTTCCAACCGCAAATTGACAGTACCTCCACCACCATATGACTCACGCGCTGATCCAGTAACAAGCGACCGGGGCCTCCTTTCGGATCTCCCTTGTTGTCGAGTATACAGATGTGGCAAACGCTTTTGCAAGCGAGTGTCAAACTCATCCCAATAATCCTCTGACGTCGGGTCCAAACCCTCATCAGTGAGTTTCTTGTCAATGATCTTGGCAATTTGACTGTCTTCGTCATTGCCTTCAGGGTCGTACCAGTCGTTGCGGTCCATCCAGTCTTTGGCACGGCGCACAACCTTGGGATCGACACTGGGCTCTTGAGCGCCTTCAGAGAACTTCTGCTTGGCAGCGTTCATCTGATACAGGCGCTGCTTGGCTTGGGCTAGAGCCTCTTCAGCCTTTGAGAAGGCGTCTGCGTCTCGGCTGGTGAAGGCGTCTTTGCGCTTGGTCTCCCAGTAACGCGCCTTCAACTCCTCGTCTTCCATCATCTTGTCCAGACGATGGATGTCAGACTCGACAGTCTTGCGCTCAACCTGGGACAGCCGTCGCATCAGTTCTTCGTTCTGACGCTGCAACGACTGCAGGCGAGAGTCCTTCTCCTCGTTGGTGCGCTTGATGTACTCCTTCTTGGCCTTGCGCCTGTTGCGCCTTGCCTCTCGGACTGCATCAGAGTCACCAGGAGCGTCCTGATCATCGCCAGACGCTTGTTCCTCGGCGTCATTGCCCGTATCGGGGACAAGATCCTCGGACATCTCGACGGTTACGGAGCCGTCTTTCTCCTCAACGACAGTTATGTCGTCGTCTTTGTTCGGTTCTGTGCTCATAGGAAGGCCTTCATCTCAAGCGGGTTGCCCGTAACCTTGGCGATCACTTCGTGGTCGTTCAAGATCATGAAGAGTGCGGGGTCGTCCATGTCGTCTTCGCCAGGGACTTTGACTTCCCAGCGATCGCCACCCCACTTCGGAACACGGATGTAGTCACCAGCCACGCACCAGGAGCCCTCAGGCCACGCCAGCATCGTGTCTCGGTGCTTGAACGCCAGGGGACCGATCTCGATCACCTTGGCCACCATGTTCTGCCACTTCTCGGTTTCCTTGGTCTCGTGGACCAGGATGATTCCAGCGCTTGTAGCCCTCTGCTTCGTGCGGCGGAGTTGCACAAGGATTCGTCCGCCTAGAGGTTTCGCACCGGGGTCCACGCTCGGAAATGACCAAGCTAATTCAGTCGCGTTAGCGACTTCCGGTTCGTTCATGTTCATCAGGTTCTTTCATCAATTCGTTCAGGATATCCAACGCCTCTTGGAGCCCCTGGTTATGACCGACCACGCGGTTGTAAGACTCCCAGTTCGCTGCATGGCCAGCAGCGAGGGACGCGGCTATTTCAGCCTGCCTAGCCTTGATTCCGCCGATCAGATCTCCGATGGTCTTCACTTGGATTTCTTAGCTTGCGATAGAGCGCCTCCCGTATTCTTCTGACTCTTGTTCTCAAGAGTCTGGCCCGAGATGGGAGCGCCCTGCGCCATCCGCTTGTGCTGAGGCACGAGAACGCTCTGCTGTTCCTTGTCACTGGTAGCCATGTTTTGCTCCTAAAGGGGAATACTCCAGGATCAAACTATCCTGGTCTTGCTTCAATCGAGCTGCGTCCCTGGTCAGGCGGGCAGCTTCGATGCGCTCTTTGAGTTCGTTGTCGCCTGCAGCAATTGCATATTTCAATTGCAAACCTTCCATCTCCATAGCCTGCTGATCTTGGAGCTTCTTCATCTCCATCTGGATATCCGCGGCCAACTTGTTGCCTTGCAATTGCAGTTCTGCCTGATCCCGTGCCTTACGACGCTCAGTCTCGGCCATGCTGGTCTGCAGCAACACCTGTGCATCCGGCGTCATATCAGGCTTGGGCTTGTATTGCTCGAGCGCCTTCACCATCTGCTTAATCACCGGCATGATCCCACTTAAGGTCTCCTCGGTGTCCATCAGTACGTGTTGAGATGCTGTTGCGAACAATCGATCCAAATTCTTAGGATCAGCCATCAGGTCATACGGATCAATCTTTCGCCCAACAGCGCGATCAACGTATTCGTTCATCCTGCCAAGATACCACAATACAAGGTGCTGTTTGATGTGTTCGACAGCTTTCGGCAAGAAATTAGGTGCAATGACTGGGTTTTGACCAAACACTGGGTTTTTAGCAAAGTCCAAATGCGCCTGAATATGGCCCAGATGGTCTTGTTCAGGGTATGCAAACGCCGCTTGGCCAATACACATTGACACGTTCTCGTTTGCAGCGTCAGTTTTCTCAGGAGCAGGCGTGTCAGGCATCAATTCGTTGATACCGGGAACTTTGATCTGCTTGAGAAAGCGCTGGATGACCACTTTCCTGTTAAACAGGTCAGGGTTGTCCTTCATCATGGCCATGACCGCCTGGGTCTGCGCCATCCGCTGCGTTTCGCTAAAAATGTGCGGGTCAGACACCGGAATCACGTCTGTGATCCGAGCAAAGTCCTCTTTCTTGATGTCGAGGTCTTCTACAACCTCACCGCGGCGCATGTCATCAACGTACCAGCGGTTGATACGCTGCAAAACCTGCAAAACACGGGCCTGGGACTTGTGCAAACGGGCATGGATGGCGGAAAACACCGCGGCGCCCTGCTCAATCAGCGCTTGAGTCGTGCCAACAGGCGTGTTTTGGCCTACATCAGCGATCTTTTCCTCTGCAGTGGTCACCACACCCTTGGCCGCGTTGGTCAACCAGCCCAAAAGCTCGAAAAGTACCGGGCTCGGCGGGTTGAACGGCATCGGCATAGCCAGTTTGCGCACGTCATCAACCCCAGGCGCCGCTTCAATCTCGGCAACCTGCGTGACTTCGACCTGCTGAGACTGCCCAGAGACCTTTGCGCCCTTCAACTTCAGGAGCGTTGCAGCGTTGTTGATGTGGGCAGAGTCCAGGAGCGCCCGCAAAGCGCCTGTAGCGGCCGCTGAGAGGCCTCCAATGAGGTGCGGCAGGCCTACACCATATGCTCCACGCCAAGGAATGAACTTGAACTCAATGATCCAGTTCAACTTGGTCATTGTTTCATCGCCTTCCTCCCAGTTTCGGTACAAACCGATCACCTCGGAGTCCAGCTTATCGATCATCAGGATGTAAGGAGCCATCTCGCCCTTCGTCCTGGGATCATCTTCAAGCTCCAACCACGTATAGATGTGGTAGACGCGCCTCACGCCGTCTTCGTTGTCGTTCTCTGACCGTCCTTCGATCTTGTCGCTGGCCTTTTGAGACCCCGTAGGCTCCGGATCCATCGTTGCCCGGATGAACGTGGTGTCCTTGTACAGGCCTGATTTGATCCGGCGCTTGAACTCGTAGTCAGAGATGTCATCCATCTCCGTCACACGCTGTGCCGTGTAGAAGTTGGCCGTGGCAAACGGCAAGATCACATCATCGATCGGCAAGAATTGCGCACAGGGGCGCTTCTTCTTTTCGTCGTACCAGAGCTTCAGGTACTGCGAACCACCCAAAGGCAGTTGAGTGAGCATCTGCTCTTGCTCGTCAGCGAACTCCTCGATCTGGTCAGTCAATTGCCAGTTCATGAAGTCGCGTTTGCGCTCGGCAATCTGCAGCTTTTCCTCGTCAACATCACCAAGAATCTTGGTCTTGGTAGGCCCATCAGGCGGGAACATCTCCTTGAACGCCCGCGCAGCAAAGTCCACGCACGCTTCAGCCATCACCGGGTGGACTACCTTCGAAGCACCCTGGAAATTGGCTCCCCCAGGCGCATCGTTGCCCAGACCGGTGCGTCGAATGCCCTCTTCGTACTGCTTGTCGCGCTGCTTGCGAGCCTCCTGGTCCTTCTCGACCAGTTCTATGTACCGCATGGCCAGCGTGCCCAGATCCAGCGGATTGATGTCGTCACTGTCTGCAAGGTTCTGATAGAAGTCCTCATCCTCCATCGGCCCCTTGCTGGGCATCTTCACAATCGCCGAGCCATCAGGAAGCTCCTCAATGTCGGACTCCTCGAGATCCAACTCGACCTCTACCGGCTCCTCTTCTTCTTGGTTGGCCGAGTCAGGCCCAACAAAGCGTCCAAACTCTTGGTCAATCGGGAATTCTGTGGCCATCTGCTGCACTCATTGGGTTGTTGGCAATCTTCGTCATGATCTGCTTGGCAAAGTCCTCTGCGCCTTCAAGTGTGACTAGGCCACCTTCTTTCTTCTTCACGCGATAGTCCGGCATACCTTCAGACTTGAAGTATGGCATCAACACTCCTTCACCACTCTCAATCATGTCCAGCAGGTACTTGCGCACGTTCTGCGGGGTTGGGTTGATACCCATGCCTTGCATGGTGTATGCAGCCTGCTTTTCCAACAGATCCAACGCGTCCCCACGAGGCGACTTCAGGCCGGTCAACTCTCCACCACCAAACCATCTGCCCGCTTGAGCCATACCGCCTGGGATACCAAGGCCTTGAGCGATGTCCAGCATCTTGCCCTCAGCCAATCCGTACTCAGTCGGTCCAAACCCACCCTGCTCAGTAAAGTACGGGTGGTACCTGCTGGCTTGAGTTTGCCCAGCAGACTCATGGACATCCAGCACCATACTCTTGCCAAAATCTCCAGCCTTCTGCGTCCCGTACGTCGGGATCTTGTAATTGGTGGGGATGTCAGCCTTCACCATCTCGCGTAGGTTTTGCGGGCCTTCAATGACCTGTCGCACGCCTTCACGGTGGACCGGCATTAAAGGCAAGCCAGTTCCATACTGGCTCTTAAACTTGGCCATTTCTTGCGTCACAGTATCTTCATCCAGCGGCAATCCGCGAGCCTTCATATCTCTTAAGAACTGACCTACGGCCATCTCGTTCATAATCGAGTTTCTGGCGCTAGCCGGAGCAGTCTCATACACAAACTGCTCAAACTTGGACGCCGGCATCCCACGTTCCATTGTCGCAACCTTCAGCGGATACAGGCTGGCGTAGAACGTCTCGCCCCCTAGCGGAAGGCCTCGCTTGATCTGCTGTTCAATCAAAGCACGGTTGCGCGGATCGTTATAGATCTCATCGATGTAGCTTAAATCTGCACGCGCCGGCTGATACCTGGGGAACCGAGTCTGTTCCACGCCAGGAAAGCCCTCCAGGGCATCTTTAATAAGCGATCGATCAAAGGCTTGTAGCCCTGACTCTGGAGGCTTCCAGGGCTCTACAGGCTGTGCCAGGAACTCTTCTGCCTTGCGAGCACGCTCCTCCACCACTTCAGGCACGTTGCGAAGCCGTTTGGCACGAGGATCCTGGTAACTGCTCTTCTCCAGTTCACCGTAGGTCTTCTCAAGCCCGGGCCTCTCTTGACGTTCCCACTTGAGCTTAGCAAGAGCATCCCTCTCCGCTTTCTTTGCAACCTCAGCCTCCGAGAGTTTTGGATTAGCTTTGGCAATCTTGTCAGCAGACCTGGAAACGGTGGAGTTGACGACAGCCGCCGAGGCAATCGGCTTAGTCTTGTTGGCGGCAGCGTCATCGGCCAACTTCTTGTTGATGTTGGTTATGGTCTCTTGCAAACTTCCTTGCCGCACGGGATGCGCCTTGGTAGCAGCCTTGAGAGCCGTAGCAAGACCTCCAGCAGCGTATCCGCGATCCATCATCTCCAGACGCATCTCATCGAGCATTGGAAGCTGGGATTCGGTATCTTGTACGAAGCCGCCTTTGGCAAAGCCTTGCGGAACATCGCCCTCCCCACGCTTCCAAGTTAACAGTTTTGTAAGCTCATCTTGGGTTACATACTGCGGTACTTTTTTTCCTGCAGTCTGCAAGGCATTCGCAAGCTCTGACCCCGGATCAACAGCGATCAGTTGAGTGTTGTGTAAATCCCCAACTCTGCTCCAGTTACCACTGCGAACAAAGTCTTGCACCATCGGCAAGTATTCTTCCTTTGGTGCGCCGTTCTGCCTGCCTTTAATCTCCAAGATTTCAGTTGAGACTTGTGGATTTTTGGATCTCCATTGAAACAAGTCTTCGTGATATAGCTCAGACTGAAGCAGTGATACTTCATCACTGTAAGGGCCAAACCCTTTTTGCTCACCAATCGCCCTTGCCCTCTGTTCAGCGCTTTCTTTGAGTTCAGTTGTAACTTCCCAAGGAATCTCTCGTTCAGGCAATTCCCGCTTTGTAGTCTTGACTGAAATTTGAACAACCGGCTTGCCAGCAGGATCGTGCAGCACATAAAGCCTGCCCTCATCTCCGCCGTATTTCTTGGCAAGACCTTCGCCTTGCGTACACCACCCGCTCTCGCACCCGACATCTTTGATGTATTGAAGAGATTTGGGATCAATTGCGGTATCAGGTGCGGCCATCCATTGGAAGCCCCCCTCATACTCTTTGTGAAGCGGGATGCCCTCTCGGGCGGCCTTCTGAGCCGCAGCCATCTGAGCAGCACGGTACTCGTTGATCTTGGCAACACGCTCTACAGCCTGGGGGACTGTGACCTTCTTCAGGTCTTCGGGCTTCCACCGGAGATTAGCTGGTAGATCAGAGTTGGGGTTAGTTGCGTTGCGCAGTTCGTCAATGAGGTGCGGTAGACCAAGCTCATCGCCCTCAGCAATCCCTCTGTATACGCCATAGGTCATGGTTTCCGGTGGGACTTTATCTAACCATGTATCCTCATCTTGATACCCAGCAGGTCGCTGCTTGATACGCTCACTCGCAGGCATATTGTGGATTGCCTCATCCGCAAGCTGCTCCCATCCTTGCCCAGCGGGCGTAGTCGCATAACCCTCTTTTGGGAAACCAGCAGCCCTACGTCGGCCGCCAAGAGTATCAGGAGTCCACTCAGCCGCCCTTTCCAAATTACCTTCAGGCAGGTGAGTAACACCACGCTCAGCCAAAGCCCTCACCGGGTCTTCCGGTGTACCCATCTCGTTCTTGATGTACTTGTTGAGCTTGGTGTCAATCCAGTGGTTGAGGGCGGCGTTCTCGGCGCTCACGGGAGCAGGCATCAAGCCGGTTTCTGGATCACGCGGGCCGAAACCGCGGGCCGCGGCCTGCTGAAGCTCTTCCTGGTTGTACGGCATGTATGGTGGGTCAGGCATAACTTTCAACCGCTCCACACCACCTTCCACACTGCCGGCCAACCAGTTGCCACCCTTGGGCTTGATCACAGACGGGGCCAGACCACTCTTCAGCAGGTAGCCCTCTGCCATCTCAGCAGCCTTCGGCCCCAGAGCCCTTCCTGCGGCCTTGGCGCCCTTGATACCAGCGCCAGCTACCTTGGTTGCACCCATGCCTCCAGTAAGCGCCCCAAGCCCGCTGAAGGCCTTCGCCGCCGGTGCGGGATCGTACCCGGGCAGCCACTCGCGGTAAAAATCACTGGTGGGCAACGCGGGCGTTTTATCCACAAAACTCCGCCCCGTGACGCGCTCGTGCTCCCGCCCGGCAGGCGCCAGATTCACCAGCATCCGCCCCAGACCCTCGATATCGCCGGGTAACCCCAGCAGACCAGCAGTCCAACCTCTAGCCAACTGTAATGGGGCATTCACATCTCGGCTCTTGTTCAGCCTCTCAGGCCTGCGCCCAGATGAAGGGTATACAAATGCCGCACCAATCTCGTCTGCCATGCCTCACTCCGTTGACGGGCGGGTTAGATTATGTAAGCATGCGAGGATGCTCTACTACAAGCCATTCACGCCGCTTCCCGTTGAGATGCTGTACCCCTTCGGTACGGCGCAGGATGGCGAGGACATCATCGTTGTACATGGAGGTCTGGACAGTCCAGGCGGCATCTTTGGTCGGTTCAAGACTCAAGAAGAAGCTCGCCAGTTCGCATCAAGCCTCAACGCATTGTATCGCGCACTCTTCCAGGCATCGACCGCTGCCAGTCCTGCAGCATCACATCTCGTTCCTCATCAGCCTGCCGGAAACTTGGGAACACCCGGCCGTACTCTTCTGTGGCTAGGTTGGCTGGTTGCCATCCTTCTCCTCGGCCTACTACGGTGGTCGGGTACGCCGGTCCCCTAGACCAGGATTGAACTCCTCCTTCAGGGCCAGAACCAAACATCCGGCTCTCCAGGTACTTCAACTCATCCCGATACTTTTCAAACTCAGGGTCGGCTGGCCTTGATCCATAGCTCGCGTAATCCGGCTTCTCCATGAACAGCCGGTCTTTGGTCATGTCCGCCACACCGTACTGAACATTGGCCTTCTTGCCAAGAATGTCGTTGGCAGCAGACTGCGCCTGGATGAACTCCGTAGGAATGTTGCCGCGCTTGACCTCGCCAAACGGCACCACCACAACCCCACCCAACCGCGGGTTGTGCGACACCACCATAGAGCTTCCCAGGCGGTCAGACAACGCGATGATCTCCTCAGGAGATAGCTGACCCTTCTTCGGCCGAATCAGCATCGCAGAAGAGTCCTCAGCACGGTTGGTGGCCATCGGCAAGAACCGGATGCCAGCCATCGCCTCTTGCTCCAGCGCAGAACCAGCACTGGCCACATCCTGCGTCAACTGCGGGCTCTTGGAGATGTCCCTGATACCAGGAACGTACACAACCTGCATCGGGTTGGTCTCAAGCACACCAGCCACGTTCCGGTACACGCCCTGCCCAGGCATCTGCGTAGTGCGCTGGCCACCCATCGTGCCCATGTCATACGCGCCGCCAGGGCCGATCAACTCTTGCGTCATGCCTTCTTTGAACGCTCGAGAACCCTTCTGGCCCAGCACCGGGCTAACCGCCTCAATCGTCAACGGAACATTAGTGAACGGCCTTGCCATCGCAGGCACCGCCATGTTCGCCATCCGCTCCGCGCCTCGAGCCATCGGCTTAGCCACAGGAAGCGCCTGCAAAACGCCCAGGCCCGCCCCCAGCGCCGATGTCATCGGGCTATCAGTTTCAATCCCCTCCCTGATCATGGAACCAGCTTGCTCCGCCACATACGGGGAGAGCGGCACAAACTCCTGAAGGCCAATGCCAAAAGGCAGCATACTCGCATCGCCACCTAGTAAAGTCTGTGATACAGCCCTGGACTGCGGACCACCCATCTTGGGAGTGAAATACCGCTCAAGGCTTCGGGCGTGCCTCTGCGCCATTGAAGGCTCTGGCAGCGCAGTCATCGAAGCCTCGGCCTCAGGTCGACGCCTTGGCCCAGCAAGGGGCGGCACAGACAAGGATGGGTCAGCAGGGATATCCAGCAGCGCTGGCTTTGCCGGCCGCTTAGGTCTTCGTCCCGCCTGAGGGCGCAATTGACTCAGTCGCTCTAGGTATTTGTCGTCTGCTATAGATCGGCCTTCTGTGTTCTGTACAAAACCGCCTTTAGCGTAGCCTTGCTGGCTTTTACGTTGCGCTATTACCCCGTTTGCAACAACACCTCCATGAGCACCTCCGGTTGCATCCTGCCATTCCCTGCGGCGCCGTTCTTGTTCATCTTCCTGCGACGGTTGCTGTAGGCTGAGCAGCCCCTCCGCAGCAGGCACAAAAAAGCCGGACCCCGCCCCAGGCGGCGGCGGCAACGGCTGATCGAGCGGCAACGGCAGCTGATCGAGCGGCAAAGGCTCTTGAAACCCGTACTCCCCGTATTGCGCTACGGGCTGGAACCCCGTCACGCCTTCGCCCGTAACCATGCGGTCACCGGCCAAGTTGTAAATTTCGCCCTGCGGACCCACGCTGTAGTCGTCGGGCAGGTTGTAGTTGGGTCGCTCCTCGGGCAGGAACCCCAGCAGCCGCCCCAGCGGCTCAACGCTGCTGGCGAGCTGCTCGCCCAGAGTGCGGTTGCTGTACAGCAACTGCGCCACTTCCGGACTCAGCGTTCCGCTACTCAACCCGCGAACCGCCATCTCATTCATTATCGGCTGGGTGAGCTGGCTGCCCAGCAGCGCCCGCCCCACAGCAAACAACGGTCCTGCCATTTTAAGCCTCCATGATCAACTTATGAACATTTGCCTTGGGACAAAGCGAACAGCGGCCTTCTCACGGTCTTCATCAACCTTTCAGTAGGCGGATCATAAGCCGTCACAGATGTCAAGTCCATCTGCGTTACTTCATACCTGCCGCATGAGCGTCAAGCGTTCACTTGCGGACGCTTCTTGAGCCCCATCGCCTCTGGCCCGCCGCATTTGCCAAACAGCACCGCCATCTTGCAGAACAGGCTCTCCTCGTTCAGCCCATGCGCCTCCTGCGCACATGCCAACGTCATGAAGTCCGCAATCAGGTCAAGGTTCATCTGGTGCTTGGTCAGCCCCTTAGGTAGCTGCCACTCATTTAGCCGGTGTCCGCCAACCTTGTCTGACACAAACCTCTTGGTCACCACTACAGACTCAGGGCACCGCTCCATCCACCTCTTCACCAGCCCCTCATCATCTGACACCACTGCAGCCCGTGGCACCTTTGCCACAAGCTCCTCAAAGCGCTCCTCTTTGAACTCCCTGTCCGTACCCCTCAGGTGAACCACAGGAAGGTCAGGAACCCCCTTCAAATGCTCCAGAACGTGCTCCTTACAGTCATCCGTCAGCCTCCAATGCTTCGCCAAGACACCGAAGTTGTACGTTCTCAGCCCTATCCCAGGATGCACCCACACCCCCGCATACGGGTCAGCCTTCTCAAGGTTGAACGTCAACTCATCCCGTAGCTTGTAGATCCAGTCCCCCGCAGGCTTTGCAAGCGCCTCCTTCCACCACTCAGGCCAGATCGCCCCCTCCACTACAGAAGGTTCTGGCAAGCCCTCAAACCAGAAGTACCGGTAGAACCCCTCCTTCCAGATCCTGTCGTTCCAGTCAACGACCAGCGTCCTGTTGTACTTGATGGAGGTAGTAAGGCAATCAGACAAGCATTGCAGCCTGTCACAGAACCCCTCAAAACCCTTAGAGATAATGTACTTCATTTGTAATACCCACAGAACTTAGCCGACTCCGGCAACTTGAAACGGTCATACCCATTACGCTCTTCAGCAGTAGGCGGATATATCGGTAACTCATTCTCGTCAAACCCGTTACCTACCCACTCATACCGGTTATACAAATGATTCCTTGATACTCCAAACCAACCAGTATCAAACTCGTGCTCCATGCAACTGTGCTTGACAACCGGATACACCACATTGGCAAGAAAATCCTGATCAGCGCCGTACTCTTTGCGAACCAGCATCCTGGCCAGTAGCTTAGTCCCCACACCTGAATCTAACTGGCCCTTCATCCCACACATCCCCGCAAGGATTGGTATCGGCCTATGCGTAGGGTGATCCTTCATGATATGGAACATCTTGTCAGAGGCCAACCACTCATACGTGGCCATCGCCTCTCTAGCCGTAATCCTGCTATCAGCATCCCGGCAGATCGTCACGTTTAGACCAGACTCAAACCAAGGGAAGAACCTCCAGAACGTACCATCAGAGTTGTCCTTGACCTCTATGACCGTCGCCCTAGGTAAGTTAATCCTGCTGGCATCATCAATATATACTCGAAACTCCCAGCCAGGGTAATATCTCTGAGCTAACTCATACTGCTTATACGCACCATATATATACCTGGGATTATTCCCAAATACACCAATACTGAATATGTACTTCATTGCGCGTATGGGTTCTCTCGTTTGGTCTTGCCACTGTCTACGTAGTCGTCCTCGTCGTAGTCATCCTCAGGTGGAGGATCAATCTCCAACCACCCTGCATCCCTCAGGAACCTCAAAGCCTGCGTGCAGGTGTCTACGTAGTCATCGTGAGTCGTCTCAGGGAAGGCGCACATCTGCGACACAAACCCCTCAGCCCAGTCCTTCACGTAACCCTTCCGACGATCGCTCTCAGGGATCCACACCCTGCCGCGGGCAATGATGTTCGAGACGATGTTCAACCGCTGGACCTTGTCTGCCTTGCCAGGGTTGTACCCCCGCACAGGAAGGTGCGCTCTCTGCAGATCCTGGATCAGACTGATGCCGGCCGACTTGTCCTCGATCAGGATCAAGTCCACCCGCTTCTTCTCCTTGCCCTCTCCAAAGATGGTGTCGTACTCCTCGATAACCTTCGGCCGCAGATCCGGGTACTGCATCCGCTCGTTCCAGCAGTCGATCAGCATCACGCTCATCGGGCCATCCTGCGGCTTGAACACTCCCCAGGTGCTCGAGGCAGTCGGGTCATTGATCGCCTTCTCTGACGTCGCGCAGTCATAGCTCTGCACGATGTACTCGAACTTCGGGAACGCCCGCCCAGCAGGCCAGAGCTTGAACCAGTCCCGCCTGACAATCCCCCCGTCCTCAGGGTCGATGATCTCAGCGTAGATCTCCTGCCTGCCGAGCTTCGTCCCCTCGTACTGCAGGATCTGCTTCCTGAAGTTCTCCGACAGGTTGCCCAGGTTCTCGTATGTGGAGGCGGTCGTCATCACTACGTCGTCGCCTTCCCGGCCGATCAACTCGAGGATCAGATCCTTCGGCCGCGGGGTAGTCGTGATGATCGTCCTGGTCTTCTGGCCCAGCCGGACCCCGAACTGGATCTGGTCCCAGGCCTCCTGGATGTACTCCCAGGCTGCTAGCTCATCGCACCAAGCCCCGTGGAACTGCGGCCCCCGGAAGCGCTCAGGCTCACTGGCAGGGATGCCCTTGATCAGGCTCCCGTTGGTCAGCCGTAGCTCGTGGTACGCCTTGTTGTAGTCCGCCACCAACTCCTTCGGGATGACGCTCAGCAGGCCTGAGTCGCCCTCGAAGCAGGTGCCACGGACGTCAGCGCTAGTGGGGGCTGCTACCAGCCAGCGGGTCTCGGGCTCCGTCCAGGCCCACCAGCCGATCTGCTCTGCGGCCGTGCGTGTCTTGCCTGCGCCGCGGCCGGCCAGCATGAGCCAGACGCTCCACCAGTCGCCTGACGGGACGATCTGATGCTTGTGTGCCGTCTGCACCCAGGTGGCCCGCCAGAGATAGGCTAAGCGCTTCTCTACGGGCAGGGACTTGAGGCTGGCCAGTACCTGAGGGTCTCTGAACGCCTCTGCTAAGTCAGTCATTCGAACAGGCTGTCCTGCCGAGCCTGCTGCTCGAGATGTGACTCGATGACGTCGCGGATCTTCTGCTCCCACTTGACTGGGTACAGCGCGAAGCAGTGAGAGCCACCGCCATTGGTCTTCGGCCGGTTGTCCTTCGGCGGGTTCTCACCGAACTCCTGCTGGTACTGGTGAGCCATCTCTGAGCCCACCGCCCAGGAAGTGCGGTTGTCCAGCACTACGCCCATCAAGCGGGCTACCTGGGGCACAGTGATCCTGTTGTCCATCAGTTATTCCTAGCTCTCATGCTAGTGCCCCCGGTTCGTAGATGTACAAGTCGCACGGCTGGTAGCAGATGCGGTTGAAGTACCGGCACCGCAGCACCAGCGCAGGATCCTGAAAGGAGTAATGGCAGGTGCGGCAGTTCGGCATCACAAGAATGTAGCAAGAAACTACACAACGATCAATGGATTATTGCACGCTTGGTGGTCTCAGCCCGTGTTTTCCGAGACCAAAAGAGGTTCTTACACGGAGTCGTTAGCCTTCTTCTTCAACTCTGCGTTGGTCAGCAAGGCCTGGAGTAGCTTGTCGGCGGTCACTTCAGCCTCGATCTTCAACGGGCTATCAGCGTCACCAGCCAGTTGCACGCGGTCACCGTAGCGCTTAGGGTTCCACTTGGCCAGCAGCTTCAGCCCGATCTCAGCCTTAGCCTTCTGCCACTGCACATAGCCTGAGTCCACCCGGCCGCCGCCCTCCGAGAGGATGCGCTCAGGCTGCTGGTTCATGTCCAGCCAGATCTCCTCGGCAATAGCGTCCTGGCCGACTTCACGAGCCCGTGCGATGGCTACGGAAAGACCGGCGCCGCCCTCACCCAACAAATCATCTCGCCACATCCAGTCGTAAACTGTTTGCCAAGCTGGGAAGCCTTCCCGCCTGCAGATTTCTCTGAGTGGCACTCCATCTGCGAGCATCTCGCACATTTGCTTGGCTATCTCTGGTGTGTACTTAGAGGGCCGTCCTGTCTTCTTTGGAGCTACCGCAAGGGCTGAAGCCACCTTAGCCTTAGTCTTTGGCTTTGGTGGCTCCTGAGGCGTTTTAAGGGCTTTGAGGGGCATGTTTGGCTCCAGCGTTTAATCTGGAGTTGATTCTATTCTTAGTTTGCCAGCCAATAGTCAACCCAGTCAGGGCGAAGGCGTTTCTGGACTTCGCGCTCAAGGTCGTCCCACTGTTCTTCAGTGAGATCGCGTTCCGCGGTCTTGCCGTTTGCCTTCACGATGAAGGCGCCGTCTTCGTCGTACTCTACTGTACGCTTGATGGCGTTCAGGGTGATGTCGAACTTGAGTTCGGTCACTTCGGGGGTTTCGGGCCTGTCGGCGTCGAAGGAGGAGATGTATCCGTACAGCATGGTCTTGCTCCTTAGATGACGCTAGAGGCAGCAAGAGAAGCCTCGCCAACAGTCATGGGGGTGCAGAGACGTTCGCGCAGCGGTTGCGCCTTGTACGCCTCAATCGCGGCCAGCAAATTGGCACGTACCTTGCCATCAGGCACTCGGCGCTCTCCAGACCTACCAAGTTTGGAGAAGTACCGCTGGCTGACGTAGGGCGGCAGCTTTCCGCTGTACTGAATCCAATAGGTGGTTTTGCCACGCAGCACCATGTAGACCAAGGTGTTTGAGTATTCCGAAGCTGACACAACGGTGATTGCAGTCATGATCTGCTCCTCTCAAGCCAGTTCAGCCAGCAGTTCGCGGATCAGGGCAGCGCGGTTGAAGTCGCCGAGCACTTGGCTCTGCTCGTCAGCGCGGCGCTGTGCCACCAGATAGTCTTCGGCTTGGTCCTTGCGGTCGAAGGCGACGAGGATCAGGCCGGTCTTCTTGTTGCTCACGGCCCACTCGTTGCCTTCCTTGCTGATGCGGTAGTTGTTCATTTCTCTGTTCCTTCTCTGTTACCTGCTTGATTGCAGTGACGCTAGTGTAAGCGATTCTTGGACTGTGTGCCTATGTCCCTACATCTTTGTCAGGATTTCATACGCTCGGCGTAGTGCCAGATGCTGCTGACCTGGGCAATAGCTGCTTGAGGCGTCCACTGCTTAGCTCGAGATTTCCGTTTGACCGGTGGAGGCATCTCTTCCGCGGCCACGTATCGGGCTTCCCCGTGCGCCTGTGTGACGTTCTTGAGCAACTTGCGCCGGCACATCGAATAGGTGTACCAGCGCGTGACTCCCAGGACTTTGCTGATCTCAGCCGCGGTCCTGGGTTCGTTGCAGAAGTCGATGACTGCTTGATGCTGTTCGTTCATCTCTCGATTATCACTTCGATGTCGGGCTCTTCAGGGAACTGCTCCAGCAGAGCCTCTACGGCTTCTCCGGCCGTTGCGCCCCTAGCGCTGTGCTCATCTTCGTAAGCCACATAGTCCATTGTGCGCAGCGGGATTGGGGGAGGATCGTAGACAACCGTGATCTTCATCTCAGTCATATTTGCCGCTCCCCCAAATGCCTGGGCGGAAGTTGTGGCGGAAGACGACGGGCTCTCCGCAGCCTTCCACTACTTTCGAGGATCCCGTAGGAATCCAAGACGGGGCATCGATGATGTCTTCGCACGCAAAGTCAGCGCCGAAACCCCATTTCCGGTCCAAGCCTGCAACCCACTCGTTGCCGGTGCGATGCGTGTTCATGCGAACTCTCCCACTTCCTCGATGTCCATCTGCGGGCAGCGCACGCGCAGCGTGTCCTCTTGGAAGATCTCGTCAGAGATCCAGTCTAACGCCTGCTCGCGGCTGCTGAACTCGCGGGTCATGGTGACGGGCAGAGACTGGCTCCAGCCCTTGTACTCAGTGATGACTTTGAACATCTTGATTCCTTGTTGCCTGCGTAGTGCAGTAAAGAGAGTGTAAGCGATTCTTTGCCTACTGGTCGATACCCTAGTGTTTAAGTAGGAAAGGCCCACTAGGGGCCTTGTGCTTACTCAGCCTCAGGCTCAGCCGGAGCCTCGTGCGTTACCCTGCAGTAGTCCACGCTGTAGTGGCTAATCTCGGCCACATTGGCCTGCGGGAAGAACTTCTGCACATAAGCCAGAACAATCTCCGCGACTTCCTTCTCTGTGAAACAGATCTTCATGGTGCTTTCCTTGGTATGCCCCCGAAGGGGCTGGGTTTAACGGGACGTGACCTTGACGCTGTACACCGCGGTGGTGCCGGTGTGCTTTGCAATGAGGTCGGCCGGGATGGCCAGAACCTTGGCGATCGCCTTCCAGTCCACGGTGGACCGGTTGCTCTCGATGTAGCTGGCGGTGAAGAGTTCACCGTCAAACGCCTTCTGGCCACTGAGGCTGGCCTCTTCCTTGATGTCGGCCTTGATCTTGTCGGCCTGCTTGGTCAGATCAGCGATCTGAGCCAGGAGGATGCCGAGGTCGTCGATCTGGCTGGTCTTGATTGCGGTAGTCATTTGGGTTTCCTTGTTAACCTGCGTCATTGCAGTGAATGCAGTGTAAGCGACTCTTTGATCGTTGAGTCAATCCCTACTGTTTCATGGGGTCTTACACAAGTTCGAGGGTCTCCTTCAACAGATCCTCTTCGGTGAAGCCCCAGTGCTTCGGGAAGCCTTTCGTTCCCAGGCCGTGGACTCCGGTGTTGCCGCGGTGGTGCTCCGGGCACAACGGAATCACGCTGAAGTGACCTGCTCTCTTGCCCATTCCTGCCCCGTGCCGCGGGTGATGCAGTTCTGCAGGCGTACCCGCGTGGCCCATCCTGCGGCATACAGCGCATCCAAGTTCCGCCACGCGGCTCATATGCTTCTTCTCTGCCAGTGTCGTCATAGTGCTGCCTTTACCTCTTGTCTTGCGCTGGCTTCCTTAGACCGCCAGACGTCGATTGCAGCCTCTGCGGCTATCAACCCCCACCTGATCGCTTCCTCAGCCTCTATGGCCGTTTTAAGGCCTTCCAAGAGGGCTTTGTAGTCGGGGTCTGCGTAGGCTTCCCGTTCCTGAGCGTTTGCTGCCTCAAATCCTTGCGTCAGCGCACGCTTCATCAAGATGGCCTTCAGGCTCTTTCGGTACTCCTCGAGGTAGATCCGCTCCGCCTTAGCCTTTGCGTAGGCCTTGGAGTGCCGCCAGATGTACTCGAGGCTGCGTTCAGGGTTGATCTCAGTGGGGCTGTCCATGTTCCGCTTTCTGGGATTGCTCCAGCATGGCCTGAGCTATCTCATACGACACCTCAGACAGTTCAATCAGTTCGATCTCATGTCCGCGTTGCAGCATGGCGTGCATTGCAAAGACCGCGAACACGTCCAATAAGGTTGGTTCTTTCACTGTTTCTCCAGTTGCCCTGCAATCCAGGCATATGTTGTTTTCATGCCGTCCACAAGAGGCGCAGATACTTCCCATCCAATCTGGTCTCTGTACAGTCGGTTATCAGATGTTCTGCCGCGCACACCCACAGGACATTTGAATCCATACTTCTCAAAGAACTCTTGCCCGTGTATGTTTTGAATGCGCAAATCTTTGCCCGATATCTCGATGGCAATCTTGGCTAGTTGATTGATGGTGACCATCTCTTTAGACCCTATATTGACCGGCCCCAAGAAGTTTGACCGCATCAATCTCAAGACCGCCTCGATGCACTCATCGATGTAGAGGAAGCTGCGCGTCTGCTTACCGTCTCCCCAGACCTCCATGCAGCCCTCGGCCGCTTTGCGCAGCATCGCCGCGGGCGCCTTCTCCTTCCCGCCTGTCCATGTACCCTGCGGCCCAAAAATATTGTGGAACCGTGCAATCCTGACGTCTAGCCCGTAGTTGCGATTGAAAGCGAGATACAAGCGCTCGCTGAATAGCTTCTCCCAGCCATACTCAGAATCTGGGTTAGCCGGGTAAGCAGAACTCTCTTCACAATTTGGGTTATCTGGATCCAGTTGGTTATATTCTGGATACATGCACGCCGATGATGAGTAGAAGACGCGCTTCACTTTCTTTTGAACACATTCATGCGCTACGTTCAGATTGATCAGCGCAGAGTTATGCATTACGTTTGCATCATTGAGCCCGGTGAATATGTATCCAGCGCCACCCATATCCGCAGCCAACTGGTACACAGTAGAGCCTTCGTCTATTACTAGGGCTACTGTCTTTGGGTCACGCAAGTCACCAAGTATGAACTCGTTGCATATCTCGTCTTGCTGGAAATACTCGTGTCGCTTGATGTCTACGATACGAACGCGGTGCCCTTCGCTTTTGAGCCTGCGCCCCAAATGACCGCCAATGAATCCACCGCCTCCCAGTATCACTATCATGATTGCCTCCTAAGCCATTCAGCCAACAGCAGAGCCTCCGCCACGCCGTGGTCTTTGACTCTCTTCAGCGGGGCGCTCGGCCACAGTCGTCTCGCCAACTCCAGACTCGTGGTCTTCTCAGCGGTGACTCCCATGTCCTTCTTCCATGCCTGAGGTCTCACAATCACCCATGGGGCACGAGTCAACTCCACGATCGCCTGTATCGCACCTACTGCCATGCCGAACTTGAAGGTGCTGCTTACGCCTTGCTTGGGCATAGCGTGTACGTCCTCGATGCAGAACATCACGTCCTGCTTGTCGATCGCCTGCATCAGTTCCGTCTTGAAGTCGCCCGCTTTAATCCGGCCGGCATCGTTTGGAATGAACCCACTGGACCCATACTGGCCATGGTGATCAAGCATCCCCCAGGCACCAGAGATGGCTCCAGGGTCGATACCGCAGAACCTCATTGACGCTGCTCAGGGATCCGATTACGGATCGACTCCGCGGCGTTACGCAGAGCAGTGCAGACCTCCCCCTCGTCTTCGTTTGTTGCAAGAGCGTCGACAAGGTCTGCGCAAGCAGAACGCTCGATGAACACCACCTGCCGGGAGGTGTGGATGGCCACCGCCATGATCTCCGCCTTAGCCGCGGCTACCGCCTCACCAAACTCTTGCTCAGTGAAGAGCTTCTGCCCCAGGCCTTGCGCAAAGAACTTGCGCTGAAAGTCACTCATCTCAGTCATACCAACCCTCTCCTCGGTTACCTAACCGCCATTGTTTTAACACGTCCTCATACACTTTCGGGTCTTTGACCTTCCAGCCTCGCCACTTACCGTCGCCGTTAAGCTCGAGGCGCCCAGCCACTGGATCCTTGACCCGGAGTTTTAGGATCCACCGAACGAGGCACTGATGCCTCCAGGTCTCTGATGCTGTATCGACGGTAGGCGTCGGTGTTGTCTGGCTCACAAAGCCTCTCCATCGTCATGTAGCTCTCCTGCCAGTAGTACACGCAATTCTGTCTCTTGGAACACCAGCCACCCATGCAGTTCATCTTGCCTCCAGCAATCGAGGCAAGACAGACTTCATCTCGATCATCTGAGTCTTCGGCCCGGTTACCCCTGCGCTTTTGACCGCAAGAGCCTTCTGCTTATCTCCAATCAGGATCGGGCCGTTCATCGAAACATGACCAAACTTCGCGTTCTCAAGGTCATACACGCCAGTCAACTGCGCAGGGAAAGTGACGTCTTGCCTACCGGCATAGGCGCGGTAGGAATCACAGAAGCGCTTCTGTAGGAACTGCAACTCATCGTTGGGATATCTACAAACCTTCGGCCAACCGCCCAAGTCTTCAATGACCGCGTGGATGACTCCATCGTCAAAGACGACAGACCTGTAGGCACCTACGCTCTGCATTGCGTCAAAGACCTTCCCCCAGGCCAGCAGGGCCCTGTCTGTATTGGTGCCCTGCAACTGCCTCACGATGTCCGCGGGCTTCGGCATGAACTGCCCGCGCTCAGGGTCCATCAGGTGAGCAGACAAGGCCTTAGTGACCTGCTCAACATCGAACTGCTTGCAAGCCTGCTGCCACACCTGAGCAGCAAACGGAGTCAACTCCTTGCCGTAAAAGTCGTGAACACCAGCCAACACATCAATGAACTTCTGGCTCATACACCCTCCTGAGAAGCCAAAAACCGACGGGCCACTTCCGCGTTTCGAGCCTCCAAAGCTGACTGCTTCGAGACAACAGAGAACTGAGGCCGAGCATTACCCACCCATGTTCTCCAGGCTGCTTGCCAGTCAAGCATCACTGAACCCTTGGATGCGTGGTAGTCGCGGAACTTCTGCAACTCCACCGCAACATCAACACCCTTCTGCCCAGCAGCATTCAGACCTGTTGCATCAGGATAGAAGTCATCCGGGAGCTGCTTGCGCCGCTTAGGCGCCACAACATTGGTTGATGGTTCTTGGTTAGTGGTTCTTGGTTCTTGGTTATTGGTTGCGATCTGACGCGCATCAGATTTCGTATCTGATTTCAGATCAGCTTCAGATGCCCAACGAGTCTGATTTGCTTGCCTTGCAGAGTTTGCCTTGCGTTGGTACTTGGCAATTTCTGTGTCGATCCTCTGATGCGTATGTGATTTCAGATCCGGGTCGTATCTGAAGAACGTGCGAAGCAGAAGTGAGATCAACTGCTCTTCCCCCCGCACGCCAACCTTGTAGGCAAGCACTTCAAGATCGTCAGGAAGTGGCTTCTCGGACTCGTAGTAGAGCCAGATCAAGCGCAAGTAGATGTAGGAGTCCCTTGGCGACAGCGATGATGTGTCGCGCAAAAAGTCACCAATGTGGTGTGGGTAGTAGTGCATTTCCGCGTCCAAAGATCCGTCCTAAAGGAAACCAACGGCAGGCGGGACGGGGTCGCTTTTCGGTGGGCTCATGACTTCCCACCTAGCCGGGTTTCGCAACACTCTACAACATTTCGGGGGCCTTGCGCACCTTTTTCGCCTTGCCACCGATCTGTCCTGCCTTGGCGTTGGACGCTGACCTCTTCTTGCGATGGTCGATGTCTTCCTGCCAAGCCTTGTGGGTCCAGTAGTTTTTGGGCTCCTGGACAAAAAACCTCAAAAGCACGGGCTCGATGCAGTCCCAGTCCAAGGCGATCTCGCGCTCAATCCTGGACGGGTCGTTCTCGATCGGGCCTTCGGCTTGGTAGTACAAGTCACGAAGCCGCCTGTAAGCCAGATCCTCTGCATCAGCGATGCCATAGGTCTCAGCCCAGTAAGCGGCAAAGTCAAACTTGTACCAGTTCATCTCATCCTCCGAACAGGTCCGGCCGCATGTCAGCACGAGCCACGACTCCTTCGGTCATGTGCTCGATCTTGACCGCCATCGCTGGACTGCACTTCTCCCTGCCGGCAATGAGTTGGCTCATCCACGTCTTCGTAATGCCCAGCCTGTTGGCAAGCTCGACCTTCGACCCATAGGGCTTGTTTGCAAAGTAGTCTTTCAAGTTCATGTTGGATAGTGTACGCCAGAGTTTGACAATCCTAAGTAATTTTGTACGGTATTGCAAGAAGGACTTACACACATGGTAGCATGTTGCTTCCACAACAGCGAAAGACAGCGCATGAAAGATCTAATTGAACTTCTAAGAAAACCGTCAGGCAAAGTGGTGGCACAACGCAGGATCGAAGATGCTCAGCGGGAGTACATCGAGTACATGACCCTTTCTGAGCAGCACGCAACCATGTCTGCCCACAACCTGAACGAGGCAAATCGTGTCAAGCATCAAATTGACTGGCTCCGAGAGTGCATCAGTCAGTTTGACTGACTTCGAAGAAGCCACCATAGACCTGGAAGACGCTCTTGACCGAGCAGAAGCAGGAACAGCAACCCCGAGCGATTTCGCTCTCCTCCGCAACCAACTAGGAATCCATCATGGGACTCATTGCAAAAGAATCAGGAACAGCGTCAGCCTTCAAGCCTGTGCCTCCGGGCACGCATCTGGCCCGCTGCTATCGCATCATCGATCTTGGCACGCAGAAGACCGAAGGATCCTTCGGGGAGAAGCGCCAGCCCAAGATCATGGTGCAGTTCGAGATTCACGGTGAAGACGAGGATGGCCAACCCCTGCTCACCGAAAAGGGCGAGCCGATGTCCATCTCGAAGAACTACACGCTCTCCCTGTCGGAGAACGCTACGCTCCGCAAGGATCTGACCTCTTGGCGTGGAAAGGAGTTCACCCCTCAGGAACTCCGCGGCTTCGAGTTGAAGGCCATCCTTGGCCAGTGGGCCATGTTGTCAGTGACTCGCGCTACAGGCAACAACGGCAAGGAGTACACAAACATCATCGGCATCTCTGGTGTGCCGGCCGCTATCAAGAAGGCAGGCCTCCCGCAGGGCCACAACAAGACCGTTCTGTTCTCCATATCAGAGGCAGACATGAGCGTGTTTGAGACCTTCAGCAATTCCATCAAGGAGAAGATCAAGGCATCTCCTGAATGGAACTCGTTCTTTGGCAAGAAGTACGCCCAGGAACAAATGGATTCCGCGAAGTCCACCGAGGCTTTCCCAGAGGACGACATTCCCTTCTAAGGATATTTCGATGAAAACTATCACCTTGTCCGATATGGACGCTCAGATCATTGTTGACGCGCTGCGATTCAAAACTGCAGTGCTGATCAATGAGTTACTGCATAAAGAACCAACAACAATCACTGTTGCTCCCACAGAAGTTACTCCCAAAGTGACTCCCACAGTTAAGCCCAAGTTCCGCCTTAAAAAGGACGGCACTTTGAGTAAGCCATTGGGAAGGCCCCGCAAATGAAGGGCTGTAACGGACCATGCGGTCGCAAGGTCTGTCCTCCTCCGTGTGATCTTGACGATTCCCCTGAATCATTGGGCAGGCTGGTGCTGCTCGGTTTGGGCATCGTTTGTCTCGTTGGGGCGATTGCATTCGTTGTGGGGGTGTTGGTATGACTGACCTGCGAACCGCCGCCCAGCAGGCGCTGGAGGCGTTGGAGGCGCGAGCCGTCAACCGCTACTTTGAACACCTTGGAGAAACCATCGCCGCCCTCAAGGCCGCGCTGGAGCAGACGGTGCAGGAGCCGGTGGCGTGGACAACCATGCCTGACGCAGACGATTGGATGTTTGTGTCAGGCACGGAAAAACCACCGTTGCCGGGAGAGTGGCATCCCCTCTACACCCACCCACCCCGCCGCGAGACGGAGCCCGCGTTCGACGCTCTTGTCGCCATCAGCCTGCTGACCCACCTCGGTGGCGAAGTGGCCGACTATGAGGATGTGGTGGAGGCGGTGCGCCGGTTGCACGCCCTGAACGGGGAACTGCTGGAGGCATTGAAGTACCACCAAGAGCAGACCCGACCCATTGAGCGCACTCGCGCCGCCATCGCACGGGCGGAGGGGAAGGTATGAGCCGCGACGACATCATCCGCATGGGTAAGGAGGCTGGTGTGTACGCCGCGCATACCGAGTTGACGCTAATGGCGGGGCTTGAACGCTTCGCCGCCCTTGTCGCCGCGCAGGAGCGCGAGGCGTGTGCGAAGGTGGCAAAAGAGACCGTTTGCGATATGCACCTCGGGACTGGAATCAAGATTTACGGCACCAAGGCAGCAGCCGCCATCAGAGCAAGGGGGAACACATGAATGACGAACTTATCCGCTTTGCAATAGAGGCAGGGTTTGAGCATGACCCCGCAGACGGAAACAACATATATTTTGCCGATGGGTACTGGACCAAAGAACTTGCTCGATTTGCCGATCTTGTCGCCGCTGCCGAGCGCGAACGATTTGCGCTGGAGTGCATAGACCTTGTGGCTTTTCACGGCGGCAGTATTGAAATTGAAGCAGCAATCAGAGCAAGGGGGCAGGAAGCATGAAAGTCACACTTGAATTCAACCTGCCGGAAGAGAAGCAAGAAGCAGAACTAGCTATGAACGCCGGAGAACTGTACTCCACGCTCAATCAAGTGAATCACATTCTGAGGGCTTGCCTCAAGCACGATGGTGATGCGAGAGACGCAGCCACTGAATGCCGCTCTTTGATCTCTGATGTTCTCGGGAGGTTTGAATGAACCTCACTGATTGGTTCCCTGGCTCAGCCAAGCCCGTTCGCAAGGGCGTGTACCAGCGGCAGTACCCACACTTCTCCAAGACAACCTTACCCCAGTATTGCTACTGGAATGGAAAAGGATGGGGCATGGGTGAGCATTCCGTAGAACAGGCCATGCGGCATAAGGATGCGTTCATGGTAGCGCCCCGTCAATGCCTTCCTTGGAGAGGAGTTCTGAAGTGACAACCCTCTACGAAAAGCGTGGCCGCAAGTACGTGCCTTACAGCTTGGCTTGGCACTACGAGCGTGAAGGCGATCAGATGAAGGTAGGTGAGTTCAGGCTCACTTACTGTTACTCGAACGGTGGGCGTAAGTATGACTACGCGGTCACTCCTGCTACGGCCCCGTTCGTTGCCGCCGCGATGGTTGCCCGCGAAGCGATGGAGCAGGCCATAAGAGACAAGATCGTAGACAAGATCGTAGCCACCAATCACATCAAGTCTCACCCTTACACCAAGAAGCAGCTTGCCATCATTGAGCGCTTCCGTAAGGAGATGTCTGATGCTGGCGGTCTTCTGCCTTCGTGGTGGGATCAGGCAAGTGCTTATGAGATTTCAGAAGCGGCGATCAAAGCAGTGCAGGAGTACAAGCCGTGATCAGCAGCAACATCTACAAGTACAAGCCGCAGGACTTTGCACGCTGTGAAAGTAATCCTCTTCTAGACCAATGCAAAAGATGTGGACGAAACGTACACATGAATCCTGTGCATTCGGGATGGCAAACGTGGATAGGACCGTGGACAGGTCACGGGCCTTGCCCTAATGGAGACTTCATGGAGATTAAGAATGAGAACCAACAAACCAACCTTTAAGTGGAGTTTTGATTGCGGAGAAGGATCAATCGGGAATCTTGAAGCATTTAGGGAGTTAGACCCTTTGATGCGTTGTGATCTGCTTACTGACTGGATTTACGAGCTAGAAGCAGAGCACAAACTTGCAGGCGAAGATTTAATGGCTCAATGGGAAGAAATTCAAGCCAAAGCCAAAGCCAAGAAAGAAAGAAATGCTGACAGCTAAAGAACGCCCATCCGACTCTGGACACTGGTACTCCAGAAACGGAGAACCTACCTACACAATCCTCGGCAAGAACGGGAAGATCCGCAACACCACGCTCAGAGACGCCAGGGAGTTTTCTCTGGTCCCCAGCGTCACTACGATCCTGAACGTGGCTGCAAAGCCTCAACTAACGCAGTGGCTGCAGAAGCAAGTCCTGCTTGCAGCACTGACTCTGCCCAAAATCGATGCAGAGTCAGAAGACGACTACCTCGCAAGGATTCTGGAAGACTCAAAGGAACAAGGCAGAGCCGCGGCAGATGCCGGCACAGACATCCACGCCGCGATCGAAGCCTTCTACAGGGGTGAGGTATGGCACAAGCACCAAGAGCACGTCCAGGCCTGCTCTAAGGCCCTTGACGGGCACTTTGGCCCGCAGGGATGGGTTGCTGAGCGCTCCTTCGGCCATGACCTGGGATACGGTGGCAAGGTCGATCTGCATTGCCCAGGCATCGTCGTTGACGTCAAGACCAAAGAGTTCACCGATCCCTCAAAAGTTGATGGCTACGAGGACCATCGGATGCAACTCGCCGCCTACCGGGTAGGACTGGCTCTTCCCAAAGCCCGGTGCGCCAACATCTTTGTCTCTCGGTCAGTCCCAGGCCTGTGCGTCATCAAGGAATGGACCGCAGAAGAGTTGGACGAAGCCTGGGAGATGTACTACCACCTTCTCCGCTTCTGGCAAATCAAACACAACCATAGGTAACTCATGAAAATCGATGACGATCTCGTTAAACAAGTGTTCTTCTACGTTGACGACAAAGACCCCAAGGGGGTGTACGCCGACAACGTGAACCTGTTGGACTTTGCTAAGAAGTTCTATGCGGTGATCCGCAGAGACGTCGCAAGAGAAGAGCACTCCCGGTGCGTAGACATTGTCTCGAGCATGAACCGGGAAGTCGGCAACAAGCTCAACACGCAGCGCCCATAAAAAAACCCCCCTGCTCGAGGGGGGCCAAGAACCGCGGCAACTGCTTGCGGTGTTCAGCAGGGAGAAGGCTGAACAGCTTCAGTCTACCTCATTCCTGGATACACACCGAATGCTGGCCGCGCTGCTTGCGTTTCATCTTCCGGAGTCACCGGCTCGTTAGGGCTCAAACGGCTTCTCAGATAGCGCACAGCAGGCGCCCCAAGGGCTAGAGGTACTGCCACAGGCGCAAGAGCGCTGGAGAACGATCCAAGCGTTCCTAGAGCCCCTGCGCCAAGCAATCCAATGTCTGTGTAGTCTGGTTTGGGCTTGCTCATCTGCTCGCGTATATCACCGATATCGCTGCCGATTGAGTATCCCGCTAAGGGGTATGAAGCCATTGGAATCGCTCGGGCTACCCCAGACAGACCACGCGAGATTTGCGATCCTCGTTTCATAACGCCCTGTACCAACTTCTTAGCTTGATCAAGCGGGCTGATTTTTGGCGGAGGCGGGGCAGGAGGCGTCAGATCAGGAGGCACAACGCCCCTGGGATACACCACTCCACTAGGGGTAGACGTGACGTCCGGAAATTGCGCAAAAACTTTCTGCGGGTCCAGGCCGATCTTTCCAAGATCCTTGGCAATCATCTCACGCCTTGCAGCAACCTGAGAGGTAGGCTCGTTGTAGCCCATCTGTCGCTGCCGACCTGTAGTACCCATGTCCCCAGATGTACCCTGAAGGATACGGGTAGCCTGTTGGGAAGGAGTAACTCCAGGAGGTTGGACTGGAGGCGTAGAAGGCGCTGCAGTAGGGGCTCCAGGGGTTGCCCCCGATGGTTGCATCGCCTTGGTAAACTGCTCAGCAATTGAAGCCGGACCCATGCCGAGCTTCTCACCTATTGCAAGAACAGAGCCCGCAGTAGCCCCAAGACCCCCAGGCCCAAGTTCATCTGCAGACTTTCCAATGAAGTCCATAGCCTGTCCGACTGGACCGCGCTCTGCAGGCGTTCCTCCTTTATCCTGTTCTTGAGTATCTTCTGGAGGAGGGGTTGGAATGCCTTCAGGCATAGGTCGATCTTTGAAGGCTCCAAAGGAATACAAACTACCGATATACCCCTTGGTTTCTTCAGGAAGACCCTTGCCTTCATTGAACAACTTTAACTTTGGGCCGCCTGCGTTGTAAACAATTGCGGCCTTAATAGGGTCTTGCTGGGCTTCATTCAACGCCTGCTTCAACACTTTCAGACCAACATTGATGTTGGCATCAACATCACGAAGTGCATCAGCCCCGACGTTCAAGTTCGCAGCAGTAGCAGGCATCACCTGCATAATCCCAATAGCACCCTTAGGGCTATTCCCCACAGAAGGTCGCAACCGGCTTTCTTGATACGCAATAGCAATGGCTAGGGAAGGATCAATCTTGATCGAACGAGCCCGCTCTCCAATGATCCTGGCGTACTTCAGTTGCTCTTCATCGAGTTGATCAAGAAAGCTCAACATCACTTGCCTCCAAGCAGCTTGTCTATCGCCTGACGATCAGGGTTGTTCTGGTTGGAAGGCCGCGCAGGCCTCGCAGGCCTCGCAGGACTCCTTCCTGCCGGTAGGTTCCCAACGATCGATTGCATATCGCTCAGGTATTGACGGTATAGCGATCGCCCCTCATTCGTGCGGATGTAGTCGTCATACTGCATCCCCGTGCCCTGCAAGCGATCGGCTATCTCAACCTGATACTTGTACATCCTGGCCATGCCGTTGACTTTGGCCATCACGGTCTGAGGCAGATCGTCTTGCGTGATTTTGCTCTTCGCAAAGAGTTCACGCTCGTAGTTGCTCACCGCCCCGGATCCACGCTCTGCAGAAGTCATCCCCAACTGCAGACGTACCAACAGTTGACCCACCAGTTGCAGATCACGCTGCTCTTCCGGCGTCAGACGCATGTTGTTGACCACATCACGCACCGCAGGGATACCAATGCTGAACCCAGGACCAGACACTCCAGTCTCCGCCAGCCGCACCACTTGGCTGATCACATTAGGATTGGTGAATGCGCCAAGCACGCGATTGGCGCTGGGCTTTTCTGCAAACGCTCGAAGCTGCTCAATCACCGGCATGTTGTTCGCGGCCGTCTCAGCGTTCTGCATCATCGTTGATGTTCTCGTGGCCTTGTCTTTGGCCGAGATCATCGCAATCTCTTTCTGCGCAGCAGCCGACGTTTCAATGTCTTGAGTCGTAGCAATTCGACCACCTGCGCCAGTGGCTTGTCTGACGGCCGCTTCAACCGCAGGATTTCCACCCTCAACAGACTTGGATTCGTTGAACGTAGACGTGATGCTGCGCTCCAAAGATCTCAGCTTGTCTGCATTACCTGACTTGATGGCCTCATTGAAGGCCTGAGTCCATTGCTTGGCAACGTCCGTAGGAACAGTAATCGTCTGATTCTCCAGCCCAGGTATCGTCCTCAACTGGATAGAAACAGGCGCAACATCAATCGGCTTGGAGATCCTGTACAACAGACCCGTTGCAAGATCCACAATGCCCTCTGGATGCTCCTTGTAGCGCTTGCGCTCAAGATCCTGAAGCTCCTTCTGAATTTCGAACATGGATCTCCCAGGCTCGGAGATCGCTGACATCAGAATGGACCGGCGATTAGCCACTTCCGGGTTGGGAGGCATGATCGGCGTGCCTTGGACTCCTTCCATCCCAGGAGGCTTGTCTGCCAATGCCGCCTGTCCTGCGGCCCCAGCACCTGGAATGGCGCTCGGACCAGCGCTTGAACTAGCACCTTGACCAACACCTGGAATAGCGCCTTGGCTAGGAGCGCCAGCTTGCCCAGGCATCATGCTGCGAAGTAGTCGCTCACGTTCACGCTGCTGGGACAGCGACAACCCCTGCTGCGCAAGGTTTAGGCGCATCTCAGCGATCTTCTGATCCTCAGCTTCGCTAGCGGCTTGCGCTTTGTTGATGTTCGATGCAACGTTGCCAATCGATTCAAAGAAGCTGCCTGAACCAGTTGGCTTGGCAAAGCCTTCAGCTACTGAAAGCCAAAACGGATCAAAGAGACGGTTCTTCCTTGCGTCCAGGGTCTGCAACAAAAGTTGCTGAGCCTCTTGATACTTTTGATTTGCCTCTTGTGCCTCCGTAGTTTCTCCGGTGGCATATGCAAGCGCAGGAGTTTTAGTCGTTGCCATTTAATCAGTCCCAGTTCCAGTCCCTATACCTATATCGTAATCAAAAATACTTTCCCACTTAGTCCAATCTGTCTCGCCAAAGTCTGAGTCACCAGGGGGTTCTGATACAACTCCTGTACCAGTTCCTGTACCAGTTCCTTGCCCGCTCTTAATAGCATTAATGATCTTGCTCCAAGCGTCTCCCAATTTCCTGCCAGCAGTACCAGAAGCTCCAGCCCCCACAAGGCTTGCCAGGGATAGTGCTTTATCCAAAGGTGACTGTTGATACAGACCGCGATCTTTCGGCCCAACAAACGTCTGCGTTTGATCCATCGGAACTTGAAATCCGCGCATCAAGTTAGATACGGTCGTTGCAGTCCTCAAGGGGTAGTCAAGTTTGCTCTGCTCAAAGGCTTGCTTCTCACCCCCTGCTTTGGTCAGCGCTCCAGCCCCGGTCAATCCAAGCTCTTGACCCTTCGACGCCAACATGCCTTGCGTTTGAGCAGCTTGGTTCTGAGTCTGCAATTCATTGAGCGCAGCCTCAAGCGCCTTGTTGTATCCAGCCGAGAGGGCTCCGTACTGTTGCCCAGTCAGGTTTGACTGCATGTCAGTCATCGCCTGCCCCAAAGCTCCTGCGTACCGCTGAGAACCCAGCGCCCCCTGACCAACAAACCCAGCACGCAACCCAGGCAGTACATTCCTTTGAATGTTCTGCTGCTGTAGACGAGCCATCTCATCGACGACGTTTGTCTGGTAGGGATTGAGAAGCGCCTTTATCCGATCTGGAGAGATACCCTCTCCGGCCGCTCGTGCCGTTGCCTCAGCATCGGTCAGCATTGCCTTATAAGAATCCGCCGCAGTTTCAAGGGCTCCATACCCTTTTGTCTGCAATGGATCCATGCCGGCAATGCCGGTGTTTGCAGTCTTTGTTAGCGCAGTTTGACCTGCGGTACCAAGATCCTTGAGATAGTTGGTGTAGTAATCAGGCGCAGTGGACTTAGTGCTCGTCGTCTGCGTGATATCCGGAAGCGGTGATCCCTGGAACAAGTTACCCATTCTTATCTCCTAGTCTTCTTCAGATATTCAAGCGGCGACTTCTTGGCCGCAGGAGGCAAGTCCTTAGGCTTGGCTGAACGATGGTATGCGCGGATCTCGTGCATCATCTTGTACAGCTTTTCACTGCCGGCCTTTGTTGATCCGTTTCCAAGCGCTGCTACAACATCTGCAGGGAACACAAACTCTCCATCTGCCAGCATGGCAGGGATGTCATCAGACTGCCCGTCTCCAGGCCCGCTTACCGCGGCACCTCGTCGGAAGTCTTGACGAAGTTTACCTCCTGCGGCCATCAGTGGGGGCGTCATTCTTGAGGCAAACCCGCCCGCGGCAAACTGCCATGGGTTTTTCTTCTCAGCTTCTGCGCTGTCAGGTTCGCCGAGCAAGTTCCCTACGTCAGAGGACTTGCCGTAGCTGAAGTAATTAGTCATTGATGATCCTTGTGAGGGTTTGTCTTCCTCTGAAACCTTAGACGAGGCAGACGGCGCTGCTCCAACCATCTTCAGATACTTCTCCAGTGGTCCTTCAAAAGTAGCTTTCTCCCCCCCAGTCTGCAACGGGGAAACTTTTGGTAGGCCCTCCTCTGGAGCAGGCGCTGAGGGCGCTGGGGGCGCTGTAATTGTCTTTGTGATGTTGGTTATTTGCGGGGCAGGGGTTGGGGGAAGGTTGATGATGAACGGAGGGGCGTTCCCCGTTCCCGTACCAGTCCCAGTACCTGTCCCCGTACCAGTATCAATTCCTGTACCAGTTCCCGTATCAACCCCTGTATCTGTACCAGTTCCAGTCTCGGTTCCAGTACCAGTCCCCGTATCAACTCCTGTCCCAGTCCCTGTACCAGTATCAACCCCTGTACCAGTCCCCGTATCTGTTCCCGTACCCGTGCTTGTTCCAGTGCCAGTCCCCGTATCAACCCCTGTACCAGTGTCTGTACCAGTGCCAGTCCCCGTATCAACCCCTGTACCAGTGTCTGTACCAGTGCCAGTCCCCGTATCAACCCCTGTACCAGTGTCTGTACCAGTTCCAGTACCAGTGTCAATCCCGGTTCCAGTGCCTGTGTCGATGCCAGTTCCGGTATCAATACCAGTTCCTGTATCCGTTCCAGTACCTGTGTCTATACCCGTGCCAGTATCAACCCCCGTTCCTGTACCAGTCCCTGTATCGATGCCAGTTCCCGTACCCGTGTCGATGCCTGTTCCGGTGTCAGTGCCGGTTCCAGTATCGAACCCTGTACCTGTATCAGTACCCGTACCTGTACCCGTATCAGTACCCGTACCTGTCCCTGTACCTGTATCAGTCCCTGTACCTGTATCAGTCCCTGTACCAGTGTCAGTACCAGTACCAGTACCCGTACCAGTACCCGTATCAGTACCCGTACCTGTATCAGTCCCTGTACCAGTGTCAGT